ACAGCTACATTTACAGTTGCTGATAACTCCAATGTTTTAACATTAATATCAACTGATGCTGATGCTGCAAGTGGACCTACTATTAGACTGTTTAGAGATAGTGCTACTGCCGCTGATGGAGATAACTTAGGTTTTATTAAATTTGATGGTAAAGAAGAAAGTGATGGAGGCGAAGTTGGTTATTTAGCAATACAAGGAAAACTTGTTGATAGTGCTGATGGTGCTGTTGATGGTGCGTTAAATGTAGAAATCAATAAAGATAGTTCAGGTAAGAGTGTAATGTTTTTAGGACCAACTGAAGCTGTATTTAACGAAGATAGTGCTGACATAGACTTCCGAGTAGAATCCAATGGTAATGCTAATATGCTATTTGTTGATGGTGGTAATGATAGAATTGGTGTTGGAACTGCAAGTCCGAGTACCGCTTTACATTTAAAAGGTGGTGGTGCGGATAATAGTGTTGGTGCTCCAATAATTACAATACAAAAAAGAAGTGCTGGAGCAGTTGCTGATGGACAAACAATAGGTGGACTGTCGTTTGTTACAAATGATGACGGAGTAAATAGTGGTTCTGATTATGAAAGAGCAAAAATTATAGCTGAAAGTCAAAACACTTCTTCCGCAACACGACTAGAATTTTGGACAGGTAATAATAGTGCTGACATAGTTGAACATATGAGAATTATTGGTGACGGAACTGTAGTCATCAACGGTGCTATAGCTCTAGGTGATGGTTTAGATGGAGGTACTGCCAATAGGTTAGATGATTATGAAGAAGGCTCATATACACCAACTTTTACAGTAAACTCAGGTTCACTAACAGTACACAGCAGTCATAATACTTTAGCTTATACTAAAATTGGTCGTATGGTTTACGTTCAAGGGGAAGTTAGGTTTAGTGCAGTATCAAGTCCATCAGGTTCATTTAGTGTATCTGCACCATTTGCTGTTGCAGATTTAGCTGAAGGTTCTGCTAGATTTAGTTCGCCGCCAATAAGTCAATCAGGTTTTGGTGGTACTCCTGATGCTATTATATATTTAAGAAATACTAATGAAGGTACTACAACTTTTGCTATATCGACTGACGTAAATGGTGGTGGGTCTTCGAATAATGTAAATGCTAACCAAATAAGTACAAGTACAGAACTTATTTTTACTTTTGCATATATAGCAGCATAATTTTAAAAGGAGAAAACAATGGCAATAACAAAAGAAATAACCGTAGATAAAGTAGAAGTGGTTGGAAAATACAACGCATTACAAATCAAATACAAAACAAGAATAAAAGAAGATAATAAAGTTATATCAGAAAGTATTACAAGAGAAGCATTTGATTGCGGTCATATTACTGGTGATGATGATACTTGGGTAGATACTGATTTATCTGCTAAAGATCAAAAGATACAAGACATTGCTGGTGTGGTATGGACCTCTACCGAAAAAGATGCTTTGAAAGCCGCATTGATAGCAGCTAAAGGATAAACTAATAGGAATCTAAGAATGGCAACGATACAAAATATCACTATCGACCAAGATTGTGATTTCACAGAAACACTAACAGTTAAAGACTCTACTGGTACGGTTGTTGATCTTTCTAACGAAACAATCACTAGTAAAATGAGAAAGACTCATCTTTCTACAACTGCATTTTCTTTCACAACTGCTAAAGTAAGTGCAACTGATGGTACTTGCTCAATCGCTATGACCGATGCTGTTACAACAGGTCTTGCTGAAGGTCGTTATGTATGGGATTTAACAACAACTGATGCTTCTGGTTTAATTACTCGAAGAATAGAAGGAAGAGTTACCGTAACACCAAGTGTAACAAGGTAACTATATGTCAGATGATACAACTCAAAGATATATTGATGGAGAAAAGAATTGGATTAATAATGCTATTGGAAAAGTTCCAGACATTAATAAAAAGATTACAGGCGAAGTTAGTATTATTGAAGAAATAGATATTGACGCTGATATTGAAAAACAAATCACACAACTACAAGAAGCAAAATTAAAAGTTACCGAAACTGAAATTGATCTTCTTACAAACATCTCAAAGAAACAAGCAAAAGAAGAAGTTAATGTTCAAAATGAACTTGGCGATTTCTTTTCTACAATCACTTCTGAAAAGAAAGAACTTAAACATAAGATAAAAAAAGAAGAAGTTAAGATTGCTGAAGTTGAAAAGTTGTTTGATACACTTTCTGCACCTAAAAAGAAAAAGAAAAAGAAAGTTATTCAGAAAAAGTTATTAGTTGAACCTGAAAAGATTCAAGAACCGATAATCGAAGAAGAAGTTATTGTTGATAAAACACCAGAAGAACTTACATTTATAGAAAAAGTATCAAAACAACTTTCTGAAATGAAGGTATCGAAAAAACTAGACGAAGATAAAATTAAATCATTAGAGTCAGTTGATACTTTAGACAAGCTAAAAAGAGAGTTTCTTAACTTTAAAGATATTGTTGCTAAACAAATGTCATTTGCTGGTGGTGGTCTTGATCCAAATAAGATTTCTGCTGACTTAGTACCGACTACTGCAAATACATTTAGTCTAGGTTCAGCAAATAGACCTTGGAAAGATTTACATTTATCTGGTTCATCTCTAATTATAGGTGGAACCACAATGGACTCTGCCGAACTAACTGTACTAGACGGAGTAACAACAGGAACTGTTTCTGCTAGTAAAGCAGTTATCGTAGACTCAAGTTTAGATATAACTGGTTTCAGAAATGTAACCGCAACAGGTACTTCTACTTTTGGAAGTTTATCTGACGGATCAATAACCATAACGGCGTTTGTTGATGAAGATAACATGGCGTCAAATTCGGCAACACTTGTGCCAACGCAACAATCAGTCAAGGCATATGTTGACTCTTCTAGTGGCGTTTTAAATTTTAGTGCTGATGATGAAAATAGTTTAGATATTCAACTAGCAAGTGAAACAATGCTGTTTGCTGGGGGTACGGGCATGGAAACGAGTAGTAGTGGCAACACTATAACAGTTAGTATTGATTCCTCAGTAGCGACTAAAAACTTCTCTATTGCACAGGCTATTGCATTAGGATAAATACTAAATAGTAGTATAAGGAAAGAAAATTATGGCAAAACCAACCACAAAGGCAACATTTAAAGAGTACTGTTTAAGAACTCTTGGTAAACCTGTTATTGACATTAATGTTGATGACGACCAAGTAGATGACCGAATAGACGAGGCGGTTCAGTATTTCGCACAATACCATGTAGATGGTGTTGAAAGAATGTATTTAAAGTATCAAGTTACGGCAGATGATGTAACTCGAATGACTACGGATGCGTCTGAATCAGTTACTAGCAATAGTGTAACTACAGCATGGAAAGAAGGTCAGAACTTTCTTATAGTTCCAGATTCTGTTATTTCAGTTGTCAATATCTTTCCGCTATCTGACAGAGCAAACTTAAATATATTTGATGTTAGATATCAATTGAGATTAAATGATCTATACGATTTTTCATCTACAAGTATTGTACATTATCAAATGACAATGCAACATTTAGACTTTCTTGACCATGTATTAGTGGGAGAGAAACCTATGAGATTTAATCATCTATCAAATAGATTATATATTGACCAAGACTGGAAAACAGATATTACAGCAGGTGAATATTTAATCATAGAAGTTTATCGTCAATTAGATCCAGATACATTTACCGATATCTATAATGATATCTATTTAAAAAGATATGCAACTGCATTGATTAAAAAACAATGGGGTCAAAACTTATCTAAATTTTCAGGTACTGCAATGCTTGGTGGTGTTACACTTAATGGACCTGAATTGTTTTCTACTGCAATCGCAGAGCAAGAAAAACTGGAACAAGAAATTAGAAGTAATTACGAAGAACCACCACATATGCAACAAGGATAATTGAATGCCAACTAATGTCTATTTTGACACTGGCACTACTTCTGAGCAAAGATTATACGAAGATTTAATAATCGAACAGCTTAAGATTTACGGTCAGGATGTCTATTACTTACCAAGAAAGCTTGCGAATAAGGATACTATCTTCGGAGAAGATCCTGCTTCGTCTTTTGATGACTCATACATTATTGAAATGTATGTTGACAATACCGATGGGTATATGGGTGAGCAAGAGATCATTAATAAGTTTGGTTTAGAATTAAGAGATGATATTAAGTTTACTGTTTCTAAGTTGAGATGGGAAACTTTAATCTCTAACAATGGTGACTTAGTTGCTGAAAGACCTCAAGAAGGCGATCTAGTTTATTTCCCTACAACAAATGCATTTTTCGAAATACAATTTGTAGAACACGAGCAACCGTTCTATCAACAAAGTGCATTACCAGTTTATAAACTATCTTGTACTAAATGGGAATACAGTTCAGAAAGAATTGATACTGGTATCGTTACTATTGATAGTACTGAAGATTCATTATCTACTGACACAATGAACTTCCAGTTTAGTTTAGAAAATGAAACTGGATCATTTGTAGTAGAAAGTGATATTGGTAAAATTGAATATCTTATTAATGAAGATTTTGCTATGGCAACTCAACAACCAGTAGATCAAGGTTTGATATTCGAAGAACAGGCAGGCACAACAACATCATCAACTGGTGATGATATATTAGATTTCAGCGAAAGAAATCCATTTGGAGAGGTTGACGATTACTAATGTTTGGACAACACTTTTACCATAAACAAATTCGCAATACTGTAATTGCATTTGGAACAATATTTAATAATATTAATATTAGGCGTTTGGACTCTAGCGGAAATCCATTGCAGAATATTAGAGTACCGTTATCATACTCGCCAAAAGAAAAATTCTTGGCAAGATTGGAACAACAAGCAGATTTAACTGGAGACGATTCAAGTGTGGCAATAACTCTACCTCGTATGTCATTTGATATCACTGGTTATGCATATGACCCGACTCGTAAATTAAATAAAAATTTAAAGATTGGTAATGTAAAACCTACTGGCGATACCACTAAATTAAATACTCAATATCAACCTGTACCGTATAATGTAAGCATATCTTTAAATGTATTTACTTCTAATTCAGATGACGGTCTACAGATTATTGAACAGATACTTCCATACTTTCAACCTGATTATACAGTTACAATGTATGAAAACAAAGAGTTTATGGATACAAAAAGAGATATACCGTTTATATTAAATAGTGTAGATTATGATGATAGTTATACAGGTTCTCTTACAACAAATAGAAGAATAACTTACACATTATCATTTACTGCAAAAATATATTTGTATGGTCCAATAAGTACAAGTTCTGTTATCAAAAAAGTTTCAGCAGATTTATATACAGATTTACAAGGCAAGGGTCCTTCTCGTAGTGAAAGAGTTACGGTTACACCTAATCCTACTTCTGCTGACAAAGATGATACATATACATATACAGAAACACTTTCATTCTTTAATGATGGTTTAAACTATGACGAGGAAACAGGCGAAGATAAGTAATAAAGGATTTATAAAATGAGTACAATTGACGAAAAATTAAATGAAGTTTTGAATATAGCTGAAGAAGTATTTGAAGAAAAGAAAGAGGTTGCAATTATACCATCTACTGTTCCAAAGAATACTGATCCAGATGTTGACTTTGAAACTGGTAGAGAAAACTTATACAAGTTACTCGCAAAAGGCAACGAAGCAATTGACGGTATTTTAAGTCTTGCAAAAGAGGGTGAA